GACCAATTCGTAGATATTGTTTTAATTCTATCGAAACCGATTGGCGTTCCTGTGCCTATTTCGTATTCGGTAGCAATATCGTTGACACTGATGGCACCAGATGAAGGAAGTACCATGTCTTTCTACTAAATGTTAATTTTATTTTTGATTTTCTCCACATCTTCTCTGAGTTCCTTAATGGCTTCCACGACAATCCCCATGAGATTTCCATAGGCAAGTGCGTACTTTGTATCTTCGGAACCAGAGACGGCTTCTGGCAAAATTTCCAAAACTTCCTGCGCGATGAGACCGGTATTTGTCATGCCATTCATCATGTAAGTATAACCGCCTATGCTCGTGAGTTTTTCAAGGGCATTTTCAATACGCTTGATATCACTTTTTAACCTTTTGTCGGAATAAGCCGTTATGTTTCCATCTGCGGTAATACTCCCTGTCACAGACAAATCTCCTCCAACCGTGGTCGTTCCATTAATGTAAAGTGCAGCATCACCGTTTATATTTGAAGTCGTAACGGTTCCACTGACGGTTGCTTGAGATATTGAACCCGTTCCCGTCACAGTCAGATTATTTCCCATAACGATATCTCCACTCTGAACTATTCGAAAGGCGGCATTCGACGACAAGTTGGTATCTTCAATGGGCGGCGTAATGTAAAAATAACTTCCACTGGTTGGTTCAATCCCCATATCCGCGCTGACATTTGAGGTGGTACTCAAGGATGGGATCACCCGAAGTCTGAGTTGGCGTGCTCCAACGATTTTTTCAGTAGAAGCTGATGTATAATCACTTAAAATTTCGAATGGAACCTTGTTGGTAGTACTTCCTTGTTCCACATTACTGATAAACACCTGACCCTCCACTTCAAGGGGATGATTGGGATCTGTTGTTCCTATTTCTGGATAAGGCGCTGCCATGATTTAATAGTCAATGAGATTTTAGTATCACGTTTGAAACGTCCATGGGACGCGCAAAGTGACGTGTCCAGAACCTCCGTCGCCTCCGGCTTGAGAGCCATCAGCCCCTCCTCCGCCACCGCCATAAATATCAGAACCGGAGGCCGGGGGATTTCCCGCGTTTCCGCCCCCGCCCGCCCCACCCGTCCCATCCGCGTTGGATCCGACCCCCCCACCCCCACCCCCATAAGTTGTGCTCGTTGCGCCGATGTGACCCCACGAGTAGGTCGTTCCGTCTCCCCCGCCTCCTCCAACTTGACTGGACCCGGCCGCTCCGTTTTGACCTGATGATCCGCCGCCTCCTCCGCCGCCTGCCGCCTTCGTCCCCGTACCGCCGCCGCCGTCACCTCCCTGTGACCCCGTCCCTCCGCTATCCGCGCCCCCGCCACCCGCTCCTCCAGAGGCCCCAGTCCTCGTCGACGCCCGCTGACTTCCTCCTCCTCCGCCACCAACGGCAGTTGCCGTACTCCCGAATACACTATCTGAACCGTTTGATCCAAGAGCCGAAGTGCTTGAAGAACCAGCTCCACCATCTCCAACAGTCACTGTATACGTTCCGGCGGCCAATGTAACTCCGGTGTCGTCAAACAAAATTCCACCGCCCCCACCACCTCCAGCATTAGTTTTAGCCCCCGAAGTTCCTCCTCCACCTCCACCTGCTACCGCCAAATACCTCACATCTGGTCTGGTAATAGGTCCCACGTCGTAAAGTCCAAATGTGCTACTTCCGACCGTGGTAAAAACATTGTATAGATTTCCAGTTTCGTATATGATTTTGTCACCGCCGTAGACTGGGGCGTATGGTAATTTATTGAGCCAAATTTGCGTGCCTTGTATGGTTGAACTGGCTTCATAAGCCGGATCTCCAGTGGTTCTGTTTGCTGCGATAGTACCGTATACTTGTCCAGTTCCAGAACTATTAGTGTCAGCAATTTGTGAAGGATTTCCGGAAGCGGGTGCATTTGCCGAATCTCTTAATATGCCGTCAACGAACAGGGTATTGACGCTACTATCCAAAACACTGAAACCCACCACAACCACTCTGCTTGTCGTGTTAGACCACGTAGCCGGAATAGGCCACGAGAGTTCTACGGTGCCTCCGACAACACTGCCGTCCCCACACGATGCGTAAAGTGTTCCAGACCACGTGTATATAATTGATCCATCGCCACTACCACCCAAATCAACTAGTATACCATCGTCGGCATCGCTGAGACCAACAACCATGCGCACGGTCGCGGATTTGTTTCCAGATATCTCAGTTATGGCTGACACACCCGTGACACTCCTGTCGGTGGCCGTCTTTCCCACGAGATCATCCCGGTCGCGGTTATAAAATTCACTCATGCTTATGTTGGTCGTGTTGTAGTTGATTGAAATGTTGGAATATGGCTTTATGGACCTCCCTCCGGTAGTCGATAAACCATATTCTGTAGCGATGTCACCAAAACTTATGGGTCCAGAACTAGGTAGAACCATGTTTCTCTAATATTCTATCAACCTTTTTATCCAGTTCCTTGATCGCTTCCACCACCAGCCCCATGAGATTCCCGTAGGCCAGTGAATAGTTCGTCTCCTCCGATCCCTTGACCACCTCGGGGAGCACATCCAATACATCCTGAGCCAAGAGACCCGCCGAGCGATTCCCGTGGAGCGTGTAGGTGTAGCCCGTGAGCCTCTTGATCTTGTCCAATGCACTCTCGATCACGAGCAAATCTTCCTTGTGCCTTTTGTCCGAAAATGCCGTGATGTCACCCGTCGCGCTTATCGTTCCTGTGACATTAACTGCTGCGGTTGATAATAAACCGCCCACGGTGACGAGATCCGAAGTTGTAGAACCCTGTGTAGTGACTTCCTGTAGTGTGGGTGTTGTTCCTCCGCCACCAGAAACGTTACTGAGAAGACCTCCGTCTCCGAAGAAGAAATTTGTTGCCACCACATTCCCTCCTGAAATAATATTTGCGGTTGCACTTAGGGTTCCATTCACGGTAGAATCTGCCGATGATGTAAGACCGGATGTAGAGAGAATTCCTGTGGATGTTAGGTTGAGACCCTGTACTGTTCCGGTCACCACAACGGAAGTTCCATCGATTGCTCCCAAAGAGGCAGTTGTCCCCTCAATGTCACCCGAAACGGTCAAAGACGCTCCTGTAAGTGAACCTGTTGACAAAATGGTCGCACCCTGTACCTGTCCTGAAACCGTCGCAGATGCTCCTGTAAGTGAACCTGTTGACAAAATGGTCGCTCCTTGAACCTGTCCTGAAACCGTCGCAGACGCTGCTGTTAAATATCCGGACGCCACTAGATTTCCCGTGGCGTTCACATTTCCTGTGGATGAAATAGTTGCTCCCTGTACCTGTCCTGAAACCGTTGCAGACGCTCCTGTAAGTGAACCTGTTGACAAAATAGTTGCTCCCTGTACCTGTCCTGAAACTGTCGCAGACGCTCCCGTAAGCGAACCTGTTGACAAAATGGTCGCTCCCTGTACCTGCCCTGAAACCGTTGCAGACGCTCCTGTAAGTGAACCTGTTGACAAAATGGTCGCTCCCTGTACCTGCCCTGAAACCGTCGCAGACGCTCCCGTAAGCGAACCTGTTGACAAAATGGTCGCTCCTTGAACCTGTCCCGAAACTGTCGCAGACGCTGCTGTTAAATATCCGGACGCCACTAGATTTCCCGTGGCGTTCACATTTCCTGTGGATGAAATAGTTGCTCCCTGTACCTGTCCTGAAACCGTTGCAGACGCTCCCGTAAGTGAACCTGTTGACAAAATGGTCGCTCCCTGTACCTGCCCTGAAACCGTTGCAGACGCTCCCGTAAGTGAACCTGTTGACAAAATGGTCGCTCCTTGAACCTGTCCTGAAACCGTTGCAGACGCTCCCGTAAGCGAACCTGTTGACAAAATAGTTGCTCCCTGTACCTGTCCTGAAACCGTCGCAGACGCTCCCGTAAGTGAACCTGTTGACAAAATGGTCGCACCCTGTACCTGTCCCGAGACGGTAGCAGACGCTGCTGTTAAATATCCGGACGCCACTAGATTTCCCGTGGCGTTCACATTTCCTGTGGATGAAATAGTTGCTCCCTGTACCTGTCCTGAAACTGTCGCAGATGCTCCTGTAAGTGAACCTGTTGACAAAATGGTCGCTCCCTGTACCTGTCCCGAGACGGTAGCAGACGCTCCCGTAAGCGAACCTGTTGACAAAATGGTCGCTCCCTGTACCTGTCCCGAGACGGTAGCAGACGCTCCCGTAAGCGAACCTGTTGACAAAATGGTCGCTCCCTGTACCTGTCCCGAGACGGTAGCAGACGCTCCCGTAAGCGAACCTGTTGACAAAATGGTCGCTCCTTGAACCTGTCCTGAAACTGTCGCAGATGCTCCCGTAAGCGAACCTGTTGACAAAATGGTCGCTCCTTGAACCTGTCCTGAAACTGTCGCAGATGCTCCCGTAAGCGAACCTGTGGCGACAACATTTCCCGTTGCGTTTACATTTCCCGTGGATGAAATGGTTGCTCCCCGAACCTGTCCCGAGACCGTCAAAGATGGTCCTGTAAGTGAACCTCCGACCGAAAGCGTCCCTGTCGCTGTCAAGTTAGTACCTCGAATTTCTCCGACAACGTCCAATTTCTTATTTGGTGTAGTTGTGCCTATACCTACGTATGCAGATGGGTGACTTCCTTCACCACCAGAAATGAAAAACACACTATCACCTTCATCCTGAAAATCCACGACTGGCTGAAGTCCTGTTTGATTTGCTACAATAGCAGGACCGGTGCCTGCATTTTGAACATTCAGTGCAAATGATTCTGTGCTAGTTGAAGTTATAGTTACAACTCCACCAGAAACACTTAAATTTCCAGTAATAAGAACATCATCTGTTACAGAAAGATTATTTGTGTTAATCGTTCCGTCTACAACGGCATTCCCAGTAATGGATGCATCGCCAACAACGGTCAATTCTGTGACTGTATCTGCCACCAGATTAGATGTCGATATGGTTGCAGCAAAGACAGTTCCTGTGGTCGTCAAACCTGTCGTGGTGATGGTTCCGGTTGCTGGATCGGACTTAAGTTCTTTGTTCGAAGTCAGGTTGAAATTTCCATCACTCAATTGGATGACGCCCTTCTTCCCTGAAGCCGACGCACTTCCTCCCCCCTCTAAGGAGTTATCAATGGAACTCATACTACTAATTAAAGACATAAAAACATATTCAATTAATAACGATGGACCGATTTGATCCCAACGACGAAAAGCATGTTCAGTGGCTCAAGGGTTCTTTTGAAAAGATGGAGTCTTACACTTCACCTGATTCTCAAAAAAACGGCAAGGAGTTTGTCAAGTACGTAAACTCAAATCCATTTGGCTTGTCTGTCACCGCCAGTAACGTCATGGACTGGCCGATGATTCATTCTATGATTGCCACAAAGTATGCAAAGGCTGTGCTTACCGGTCAAGCCTGGCTACCCTAATATCATAGCCAGGAAACTGGTGACCTACCTCTGAAAGGAAATCCTTCATAATTTGAGTCCCCTGGTTTGACATAAAATCAACGTAGATCATTTGTTCCTTGTGATCCACATTGATGGGTATTTCAATACTTCGCATCCCATCAAAGTGGAAGGGGTTCACTGGTACCTCAATCGTAGTTGTCTCAATCATCTTGAATTACATTCTCATGTTAGTTTTAACCCTGTAGCCTTCGAACATCTTCTTGATCTTCTTGACGCATTCATCATGGAGGTCCCCAATGAAGTATCTGGACATCGTGACGATCACCATTTTTTCATCGTCATCCACCTGGGCGTCGAAGTCTACAACCCTGATACCCTCGAACTCCAAGGGCGAAACTTCCATGGCGATCGTCTCGTGTCTCATACTTAAAAATATAATGACTTTTATTTTTAAATATGCTCTACTACAGTTGCTTGTTCAGGAACGTGTCGCCGTACATGTTCAAGAAGCGCACCGAACTGAAAAGACCCACAAAACGGATGATCGAAAAACCACACAAATACGTCCATGACTGGATGGAACACGAAGAGCTATATTCTCGTCTTCACGATCAAAGGGTTCGTGAACAAGAGAACAAACTGGATGCCATGGAGATGTTCTGTAAGGAAGAACCCCATGCTCTAGAATGTAGGATTTATGACGTTTAGTGCTGAGCCAGCGAAAGAGCGAACGGATTATTGTCCAGCTGCTTGACGGCGAGTCCCAGGTTGTTTGTTCTGAAATCTGCATTTCCCTTGTAGGCATTGTTATTCTGCTTCCAAGTGATATCGTAGTTCTGACCGAGATACTGATTCCCAGCACCGCCCTCGATAACGGTCGAAGCGCTATCGCGAGTGTGTGTGGTGGCACCCTGAGCCTGGGTGGCATTCCCGCGGACGTTCATGCGACCACCAGGAGGTGTATAGCCCTTGTTGCCGCGGTCGGCGGGGCGCAGAAGGATGGTGTTCTGGGTGTTCTGGTAGGCTCCCTCGAACGAGTGAATGCCCGGAGCCGCCACGTCGTTGATCCTTGAAGCGAAGTTCGCCTTGTTTCGGGTAGGAGCCTCCTGAAGAGTTCCCGCAGAAACGAACTTCTTGGCCGCACCGAACTCGAGACCGTCCATCCGGGTCGAAGTCTCCGAACGGATCGTGGGTCGCTGAGTCTTCACGTACATCTCGCGTTCACGCTGACCGGTGAGCATGCCACCCTGTCCCTGCGCGCGACCCCTCTCCAATGGACGCTTGCCTTCTGCGCCCAAAAGCTGATAGGTCTTTTGAGGACGGTTCTGAGTAACCGTCAGACGCTCCGAACCCCTAGACACAAAGTCCTTGGCAGGACCCGACCTACCTGGAAGCGTAGTCAAGCGGTACGCGCCGACGTTGTTGGGCATCACGCGGAACTGTTGCTGGTAGCCACCGTAGGCGGGAACGTTGGCCGGGACGCCCAAACCCGGACCGACGAACCTACGCTCGGCGGACGACAGATTGTTCATGCGACTCGAGACATTCTGGCGGTCATACAAGTTATAGACGGGCTGACCAAACGGGAACTGAACATTGGGTGCCGTATCCTGAAGGGTCGCAACGATTTCTTTTTTCTGTTTTGATGTGTCGACATAAGGTCCAGATAGAATATCGGTCACAAGGGTCAAATCCTGACTCGGTGTATTGATATTGTTACCAAAAAACGGCAACTGCTGTGTCTCTCGGTTCGGAACGGGTGCTGGAGTAAAACCTTCTTTGCGATCACTGCTGGCAATTTGACGACCCGCCACAGCAATCCCCAACAAGGCCACAAGACTCAATGGGTCCATATTAAAACTAGAGTAGATTTTAAAAATCACTTGTATCTACGCTCAAAAAGAACGTTCTGGACCTCGGCCCGGCTGCTCGCGGGATCCCATGACCTGGTTCGGAGCGGCACAGAGCACGACATGTCCTTGGAGGGAAAGTCATACTCTCGACCCTGATAACCCTTCTTGAAGAAGGTGGTGGACTGAGGGCGAAGCATGTCCTCGACCAGGATCATAGGACCGGGAGCCCCCTTGCCCGCCATGTAAGGAGCCGTCCCGTAGATGGGCGTCGAGGCACGACCCGCGCCGGCGTAGTTGAGGTTGCTGACCACCGGAGGCGCGATCACATGATCGTAGGCGCAATCCACAGGCAGACTCTCGGCATCCAAAAGGACCTTTGATGTGTTGAGCTGATAAGCCATATTACTATCACCCAATATTTTAAGTACCGCTATTGCGTCCGCCATTTCCACCAAAACTGCCTCTGAGCTGCTGAAGTTCGGGCATCCTGGACTGACCAAACATGGAAGCGTCGTTGGGGTAGCAAGCACTTCCATCGTCCCTGCAGACCTTGTTCACCAACGGGGCGTAGGCGGATCGAAGGAAGGCACTCTGGTCATTGGGGATGGTCGTGGACGGCATGCTGTAAAAGGAACGGAATGCCTGATTGCGGCTCGAATAGACGTCCGCCTGATCCGTGGGGGTTCCCTCATTCAGAAACTTCTTCACCTTGTCCTTGACGGTCGGGTAGTAGCACGCCGCCGGGCGCTTCGGGTTGTCGGTGTAGTCCGAAAGAAGCACGTTGGCCATCGGATTTTCCTTGGTCGGCTGTTCGCATGCCTGTCCTGGGGTGGTTGCGTTGAAGCGTGCGCCCTCATTCTCAAACGAAGCCGGTCGCATGGCTTCCTTGATGCCACCCGCCAGGAACATGGACGCCATCACCATAATAACCGTGAGACCCAGGTAAATAACCCTGATGTCGCGATTAATCACATAAAGGATCGCCATGGTGTAGAGGATGAACCGAGTGGCGGCGTTGAGCCTCTCCACGGGGGTCTGCTTAGCCAAAGGCCAAAAGATCAGCACCTTGTTCTTGGCAAACAAGTGCGATGGATTTCTAAACCACGGTTGTTCCATTCTTATTTATTGACTAGTTAATTTTTTCACTGCGGTGGCTGCTGAAGAATCTTGGTCAGGTTGCCCATCATCGGTCCAAGTGCCTGCATGATCTTGTTCTCGTCAAGACCACCCTGACCGTCACCGAACTCCTTTTCAACCTTGGACGTCATCTCCTCCATAATCTCAGGCTTCATCAGATTTCCGAGCAGACCGGCCAGTGGATTCTCCTGTCCATCCGGTCCCTGGGGTGCAAACATCTGGTTGATCTTCTCCGGCGAAAAGTCCATGTTGGTTTGACGGGACGCCTGAATCTCATCCTCGCCGACGTTGTTTCCGAGGACGTAGAGTCCCTGGACGTATTGCCAGATTGCTGACCGGCTGTTGTCCGAAAGTTCAGACTTCCACATAGACTCGAGGTCGAGCGTCTTCAAAATTCCATAGCTACGTGAAAGTTCCTCGAAGATGCGCTCGTCTTGATTGCGAATGAGATCTTCATGGGGTTTCACATTCTTCATAAACGTTTCCAGGCAGACACCAGGGTCCTTCTTGATCAGCATGCCGACCGTATTCCTGTAGGTCTTCACAATGGTGTTCTCTGGGAACGTGTGAGCCAACTCATCCACAAACTGTAAAAGAAGCTCGTTGAATGTATCTACGCTGGCCATAGTATTATTTAATTAGACTAAAATCTTTAACTACATACCGCGACTAACTTCTGGAAAAGGTGTTTCGTAGATCTCCTCGCGCTGAGAGATTCCGAGATAGACTATCGTGCCCACCAAGATGGCATTCAGAATTGCTGGCTTGATCATGTCGGCATTCCTGGGAGGCGCCTCGCGATTGAGACGTGCCACCAACTGGATATAGGCCATTGTGATGACTGCACCGACCAATGCCGCGACCAAAGGATTTTTAAGCGAATCACTGATCATTATTAAATAAAGCAGATTTTAGTATGTTTAACGGTTCGCACTGGGGTTGATGGAAAAGTCCTCCTCTTCCTCCATCTGTGGCATGGGTGCCCTCTTCATGATCTTGTCGTTGAACGTGAAACTCTTGGTCTCTTCCTGAGACGCCTCGACTGGCTCCTCTGGCATCGGCAACGAAGGTTCCTCGGGTTCTGCGGGCTCCGTGGGTTCCATGGACTCTTCTGATATTTCAGGTTCGTCCTCCACCGGCAACTCACCATCGCCGGGGAACATGTCGGGCTCCGGTTCCATCTCCGGCTCGGGTTCGGGCTCCATGGGTTCGCCATTCATCACATCCACCGCATTCTTGTTCAGGTAGGTCTTCAGGATCTGATTGATCGGGAGCATCTCCTTGACCGTCTCCTCGACCACACCGTCCATTCGCTTGAGAAGATCCTTGCGGCGGTCGTTCCTGCTGACCACCTCCTGATAGATGTAAGGGTCCTCATAGATTCGCTTGGCGACATTGGTGTAGACGCCCAAAACGAATACGTCGTTGGTGGGAATCTTCAGCGACACCTTGCGGGAATCCTTGGAGAGCCTGACCGACGAAATGATCTTGACCGTAGCCACGAAGCACGCCGCCGTCATCTCGTCCAGACATCCACCACACCTGTCCACACACTTTCCCACCTCGCTATCGATCTGATAGTTGTTCCACTGAGGGATCTTGGCGAGTTTCTCTTGAAACGCCTTGAGCGTGTTGCGTCCCTGAGTCTCCACCTTGGATTCTGCGTAGAGCGAGTCCATGCAGTCCAGTGCACTTGGCAAAATGGTGGACGAAAGTTGATTCAAAAGTTCCTTCTTGGCTTCCACAAGAACATTAAGGTTATTGTCCATAGTTACTGATAAAACGTATTTAATTCAGCGATATTTGTCCGCGGCTTTTTTGAGGTTTGCCAGGGATGCAAACTCGTTCTCAGGTTCTTTGGGTTTGGACCTGGCTTTCTTTTTGGACGTCTTGGGATACCACGAAACAAACAATTGTCCATTTTCATACAACTGGGTGAAGAACCCGCCGTTGATGAACTGGCGCTCGACGTACTGGGCTGCCTTGTCCAGGTCGAATGAAGGAAATCCTATAAGGAACGAAGGCACCTGCACCCAGGTTTCGTGCAGTCCCAAATCGGCGACTTGCCTCACCTTGGTGCTGGCGCGTTCGTATAGCTCCGTATAGAGTTTCTTTTTTAGCTCTCGCTTTCTGTGGTCGATCTGTTGTACCTCGTCCACTCTCAGAGGCATTGTCTACTAGTTCTAGAGTTTTTCCTATCGCAAATAAGGCGTAACCGGGGGATTGAATTGACCCACGTCCGCCGTGGCGGTTGCCTCATAGGTCTGGAAGTCCTCGCCCCACTTGTCCTTGATCGCCTTCTCGGCAAGTACCAGGGCGCTCTTCTCGGGCACGTTGGCGTTGGCAATAGTGTCATAGGGCATCCATTCACCCACCTGAAGTTGATTCTGGAAAGCTTTGATCTTATCGCCATCTTTCAAGGGCTGACTAGTTATTCCCTGAATCTTGATGCCAGTCTCGTCGCCCATGGCAATCACGTCCACCTCGGTGCCGTAGAAACGCTCGGTCTCAAGGAGCAGGAAGCGACAGCGGTAGGTCGCCGGGACATTGTCTGGGACCGTGGCGTAGTCCTGGTCGCGCTTGAGCGTATCGAGGTAACTTATAAGGGCAGTCCGAGCCAAGCGTTCCTGTTCGGTGCCGTTGCCGTCCCTGGTGAGCACGGCGTCCTTGTCGCGCGCCTGAAGGAACTTGACATAGGCATCGTAGACGTCAGGGCGCTTCTGTTTGAGTTCCTTAATCTTGTCAGGGGAATCAAACACCTGGATGAACACGGTCTCGATCGGGAACATCTTGAGACCATTCTTGTCATATATCTCCTGCACCGTGGCATCCAAAATCTTCTTGATCATCAGTGCCTTGACCGCCACGTCCTCCACTGGGTTTCCAGTGATTTCAAGGTCGCC